GCCCAGGCTCCTGTCCATTCCTTAACCATTTCTAAATAAGGGAATTGCATTCCAGATCTATCTGAAATTGCTATTGCGTATTTACCTGATGCAAATCTAGCCATTATACACTCGGAAAGTAAGTTTTAGGGGTTATATAGCTGCTCGCAGCAGATCCATCTTCTGCTAAAGCTCTTGCTAATTCATCTTCATAATAAAGTTTCATTTGTTGAGAAAGTTGTGGATTATATTTTTGACTTAAATAAAAAGCTAATCCTGCAGACATACATGGAACAAAACGATAAGGAAGATCTGTTGCATCGGTATAAGTAGAATCAGCATCTTGAATTCTTTTAACAAAATATATATGAGCATAATTACCTGCTGCCGTAGAATCTGGTGTGGGATAAAAAGTTAATGTAGTTTTATCAATTAATCTTTGAACCCAAAATTGATTAGGAGTTCCTTTTGATAATTTATTAGCTAAAGCTGAATAAGTAGATCTACTAACTTTTGTCATTGATGAATCAGATTCAGTAGTCGTAGCGTAATTAGTTCTATAAGTACATTCTAATATATCAGCTAAACCATAAGTAGAAGTTGTGCTAGTTCCGCCAGCAGTAGTAGCACTTGTGCCATCACTTGCTGCTCTAAAAAAATTATAAGTGGCCTGACCTTCAACAAGATCTATATTAGTATCACCTACTTCCCAAAAATGAATTCCTCTATTTCCCCATTCTTGAAAAAGAATATTTAAAGATCTTCTCGCTGTTTTTAATTGATATCCTGATGTTCCTTGTAAACCTATTCGTTCATAAGCTTCTTCGATAACATCATCGACAGCAAAATTTTTATCAAAAACAACTGTTCCCGAAGTAGTATTTGCCATTGGCTACCTCCTATGCGCCAGTTATAGTAAGTGTAACACTTCCATCTGTTCCACTACTTTGAGTTAAAGTAGCGCAAACACCAGTTGCAAACAAAATACCAGAACCAGGAACAAAAACGTCTAAACCTTCTGTTTCCCATTTATAAGTAGCTTTTAAGTTGCCTGCTGCGACATCTGCAGCATCATCAACGTCATGCAAAAGTAAAACAGAACCTGCTTCTCCTCTACCTTGAATAGATGTAACTCTAGTTCTAGCTCCTCTTAATACTGTTGCACTAACTGTAGCCGTTTGTAAGGTTGTTTGATCACTTGTAAATGTTGTCATAATTTATTCTCCTAATTTGTGAGCTCCCGAAGGAGCTCACATTAATTATTTATTAACTCCACGCCGCAGCGCCTGTGTCAAATGTAGCACCGTTAGCGAAATCATAAGCAAAATCCCAAGTGCCTTTTTCATAGCACGTGAAATAGATAAAACACCCATGAGTTAAACTATTAGTTGCCGCCGCCGCAGGTGTATACGTTAATATCGTTTCACTTGCTGCCGACGTATCGATAGTTGATGCTGCTCCAGCGGTTCTACTTTCCACTTTTGAACCTTCTCTATAAACATCACTTCCTGCACATGTAAATGTGAGAGTGTTAGTCCCACCATTTGTGTCATCTGTTTGGTAATGTACTACTATAGTTCCTACTGTAGCTGATGGTAAAGTAACAGCTTGTGCTGCATCACCATCAAAGTCATTAACTGTGATTGTGTCAGCCGCATAAGTTAATGTAGCTGATGTTGCAACAGTAGTAGCAGTCAGACTAGTAAGATCTGGTTTTAGTCCCAGAGTTCTTGCAGTATAAGCTCCTGTTGAAGTGTTTTTATTGACTTGTTGAAATCCTTTTTCGGATCTTACCGAGCCATTAAACGTTGTTGTTGCCATTTTATAATCCTCCTAGATTATGGGATATCGTCTCTAGGTCGTCGACTATACTCGTCGATATCCAATTAAATAATTGTATAGTAAGTTGTTTATACACTATTTTAAAAAAGAGTGCAAGGTATCCCTGGGAAAAAAATTGATTTTTTGATAGCGCTTAAGTGGCTATCGAAACTTCGGCCTTGGCGGCGTCTATTTTGGTTTGAAGTGTTTGTTCTTCAAACTCTTTGGCAATGATTTCTTTAACAATTTCCTGAATTTTCTTATCAATGTAGGACATATTAATATTATATTTGCCCTCCTTCAGGTGCTCCTGTTGCCACTCTAACTCCAAGGACCTCTTTGTAGTGTATAGGTCTTGTGTCATTTATAACCTCCTCATAGGTTATTCTCCGGGTATCTCGATACATTCCCGTTGATTCCCATTTTACACTCTTTTCTCCCAGTTTGTCAAGGATTGATTGTTCAACGGATTTAGCATTATCTTCAGCTAAAATTTCAAATTTAGCGTGATGATCATATGCCCAAATATTTATGAGGAATTTTTTCATAGGATTTTCATTATATCAGTAAAATGTGGCGACATTAAGGCGCCGCCACAAAATTAGTTTTAATTACGCACCTGGTGATGCATAGATACCTCTAGGGTCAGAACAGCCGAAACTGTATCTTTCTCTAGCTTTATATCTAACATTGCCAGTATCGAAATCGCCTTCCATTGCTGTTTTCAATGGTGCTCTATCGAAGTACTTCATGCCATTTGGAATATCAGTGATAATGTACCATGCATCAGTGTCAGTCACAAAGTGGTTGACTCTATAACCTTGAGGAACCATCCCCAAGTTTTTAAGTGCATTGATATCATTATCTGCTGTTCCTACTCTACCTGGAGACTTAAGAACTCTCTCAGCAGTAAATTGAAGAGCAGAAGGAATAATCATTTTTTTCCCTTGTGCTGCTATTCTTAATCCACGTTCATCAGTAAAAGCTGCAATGTCAATCATTGCTTGCTCTAATGATGTTTCGTTTAGATCTGCTGCTGTTGATAGCGTATTACTAAACGTACCTGCAATAGTTGGGTGAGAAGCGTTTATTAACGAAACTCCATCACCTGTTTTGAAGGTAGCTACTCCGGGTAGACCATTATTTAATGGTGCTGCCCCTTTAACTTGTTTAGCGTTAGCCATAGATCTTGCCAAAGCTTTTGTATAACGAGAAGAAATTCTGTCATAGAGGTTGTCCTCCATAGCTTCTTCAGTTATAGCAAATGCTAAAGCTACTGTCTCATGAGTATAACGCGCAGTGAAAGTTTCTTGAGCTTCATCAAATGAAACCCCTTGACCTTCAGCTTTTACGTCAGCATTAGCGAATCCTGATAACATTACTTCCTCTTCGAAAGCTCTGTCACTAGACTCGGTTGCGTATATTTCGGCAGACTCATTGTCATACCGTTTGTATTCCAGCCCAAATAGTGCATTTAGGCCTGGTTCTAGTTCTTTAACTAGCTGTGCTCGTGATATTGCCATGTCTATTTGCCTCTAAGTTGTTTGAGTGACGATTTGGTTCGTGCTTTGCACAACGATGACTGAACAATAAGCAGCAGTAATATCCTCATTTTCAGGATCTTCTGCTTCTCGAATCAATCTCCATTGGTAAGTACTAGCATCAGTGCCATCAATATTCAAAGTCGTGCTTGACACGCCTGTTGCATCGGTACCACCTGTGTTAGTAAAACACTCGTAAGTTTCCATGAAACCTGCTCGTGTTACTGCCGCATCTGTAGCAACAACATATTCCTGGAAAGGATAGTCATTTACAAATGCTTGTATATCTTCACTGTTAGCTGGAGTAATCGGCTGTTCGTACCAGTTAGCCCACGTCGGTTTTTTAGTACTCGTCGCGTTATAAAAGATACCATTTAACACACCTATTACAGGTCTTGTAGCAGGGGTTAATTCAGCAGATGTTACATAGCCAGATGTAATTTCAACTGCGCCACCGTGATATAAATCAACAGTAGATGCAGCATCAATCCAGTATTTAGACAATCCCTGAGTAGCTGGGGTGTTACCCAACGTTGCTGCAGGAATAAATCCAAAGCCGGCGCTATTTCTATTTGCCATAGTATTACTCCGTAATGTTTACAGTTTTACCTGTAAACGGTTAATATAAATCGTTGGTTAGAGAATTGTTAAAGAATTAACTTTTCTTTGTACCACCGAAGGTTACACGTGTCTGTCGATCAATATTGATCGGCATACTTGGGTGCTGTTCCCTCATTAAATCGTTGTCAACTGCTTCGTCCCGAGCTTCCGTTTGTTTTTGGAAATATTCAGTACGTTGCTTCGCAATTTCTTCAGGTATCCTAGCCAGCAATAGGCCGCCAACTCCAATTACCCCAGCGTATTTTCCGTCTTTAACAACAGGATAGTCCGAACCTTCATATTGGTCTGCTCTCACTAATTCCCATCCAGATCTTAATTTACCTGCGATGTTCTTAGTGTCATCAAAGCCAACACTTTCAGCTCGTATCCATCTGTGCCTAAAGCCTTTAGGCGCTGGTGGTGCATCTAGAGATGATGGTGGAACCCATACTTTTGGTCTTTCAGATTTAGACCTTGTTTGGTTCGCACGGGAAGTTTTTTTATCGTTTGTCATATGCTTATGCCTCCTTCGTGATTTTTAATTGTTTCGCATACTCTTCAAGTGGCACTCCTAATTTTTTACAAATTGCTACCTGTGAGGAAGTGAGTCTCACAGTTTGGCGTCCTGGTTTAACGCTTCTTTTCGCAGAAGCAACCGTCTGAACGGGTTCGGACGTATTTACACTACCACCTTTATCAAATTTATGCGGAAAGTCAACCTTTATCCTTCGATCAACTTCCTTATAATATTCTTCTGATTTAGGATCAAAACCTTCCTTGTTTACTAAATCCTTATGAATCTCGAACGCCGTAAACGTCATAGCTCGGTCTGAACCAAACCATCTGTTTTTAGACGCCCAATCTTCAGCTTTAGGATCAGGATCCGGTAACTGTGTAGGAGTTCTCCTTGGTAGATATTGTTCATCAGAAAGTCGACGTTGTGGTCTTGGTTGTTTCTCGACTTCTTCCTGATATTCTTTTGCTTGTTGAATTTTAGCATTTTCAAAAGCAAGAGAAGCAATTCTTTTATTTGCTTCAACTTGAGCCGGTGCATTTCCAGATTCAATGGCGCCAGCTAATTCTTTTTCTGCTGCTTCCATTCCTGTTTTTACACTTTCTTCAAGCTTTTTATTATATACAGAATCTCTTTTTACAAAATGAGATTCCATTTCTTTTCTATTAGATTCTACAGCTTGGGCATAATCCAAAGCCGCTGCTTCTCTACGTTCTGCTTCACGCATTTTGCGTGTCAGTTTAGAGATACGGTTTTGAACTCCTCTGCTGTATTCTTCTAGCTTTTCGTCCTCTTTCGCTGGACTTTGTTTTTGATCGTCCTCGCTATCTCGAACATCCACGCGCTCATCAGATTTCTCAGATGTGTCATCGGTGATAGGACTGTCTTTAGTAGTTTCTTCATGTGTCTCCGTTTCTGTTACTACTTCTTCTTTTACTTCTGGTACAGTTACATCGACCTCAGGGCCTGATGTATCTATATCGACTAGCTTAGTGCTAGATTTTTTTTCTTCTTCTGGCATAGTTCCTTCCTATGTTTATATTTCATGCAAGATATCCTCTGGATTCTTGATGGTTGCTAGAATTTCGTCGTCATTCAGCAAACGTACTTCTCCTCCTTGTATTTTAATACGGGATCCTGCATAACGCGCAAACACTACCCAATCTCCCTTCTTGCACCATGGACCTTCTGGAAATTTTTCTTTATCATATGTTTGGCTTCCCATAGCCAATACATTTCCACAAGTTGATGCAATAGATGCTCTTTCTACAGCGTCATCAGAATAAATAATTCCTCCTTTACTCTTTTTTGATGCTTCAAAAGGCAGTACTAAAATTCTCCATCCAACAGGT